TCGGAGTCAAAAAAAGTACTGAGCGATTAAAATGAATGCAAAGCCTAAATAAAAATTTTGGATTAAAATGCCGACTTAACTTAAATAATAAAACATTGGTTTTCACATGATGAAATCAATCGTCAAATAATTCCCACAATTTGTAAGCACCATACCCAACTAAAGCAATTCCCCCTGCGGCTAAAGCTACTGGTGCCGCAGCAACAGTAGCTGCAGAGGCTCCGGTAACACCTAATAGAGTGCTTGCACCGCCTGAAAAGGCTGCTGTGGTTAATCCAGCCCCGCTCGCAGTCGTAGTCAGACCGGTTAAAGCAGAAACACTAGATGACATCGCTCCTGATGTTAAAGTTCTTACTGCGACCTGCTTACCCGCTACAGACATTACCGAACTTACTAAGGTGCTTGCTGACTGCGCTGTTTGATAAGCTTTGTAAGCGCGGTAAGCGTTATAGCCTAGTGAGCCAATGGAAACAGTATGTGACACTGTTTCCACCTGAGCACTTTCACTTTTACCAGTGACGCACCAAGTCGCGAAATGCTCGCAATTGTTGTGAAAAACATTGTACTTATCCTCACCTAGTCGAGATTTAGCTCTCTTGACGATGTCTACATTAGAGTAAAGACCCGAGGAGGAAAGGTGTTCTATTATCTTTACTGTTTCTTGATTTTGATTGAACTCGTCAAAAGTAGTCTCGCAAATTCGGCCTTTATTTAGCCCATTTGCCAACCCGGAGTAATGGATAACCTTTCCACCCCCGATATAAATACCGTGATGAGTATATCCGGTTCGCTTTGATGAAAGATGAGCACCAAGGTTAAACATGAAAATCCCCTTTTCAAGCTAATTGTCATTTCAGAGGTTATACCCGAATTCTCCTACGGTATATAAAAATCAGTGATAACTAATGGACACTATAAATTTTTTACAAAGCAGCCTTACTTTATTAATAGGCCATGCTTGCTTCTATCATGCAACTGACTCAATGTAATCCACTCTCCCTTATCTGTGAACATATTTCCTAGTTTCAACTTACCACCTCGATACATTCGTCCCCGCTCCGGCCCGAGTATCTCATCCTGTCGGTGCGGCGACTGCCGGGCCAGCCAGTCAAGATAGGTGGTATCCGCCGGCACCTGCCCGTCCATGCTGGCGCGGGTGCCTTCATCCAGCTCTTCGCTGTCGATCCCGAGCTCACGCCATGATTTGGTAATCAGTGTTTCCGTAGAACGGCAGCAGAAATGGATTTTCCCCGGCCCCTGCAGATACGGAACCTTGTGACCGACAGGTTTGTTGTCCAGGGTGTAACGCAGGCGATCACGGATGATGCACGTCGGCGTGGTTTTGTTGTCCAGCGTGGAGAGCCACTGTTTACCTTTCAGGACATCGCCGTTGGCTTCTGCAAAATTAGTCCGCGCCGTGGCTGCCAGGTGATTCACAGCCGTTTTGGTAATACTGGCGGCATTGGTCCGGCTGAGCTGCAGCGCCCCGTCCTTATAGCCTTTGCTGGCGATCCCGCGCACCTGCCGGGCGATCGTCTCCGTGGTATCACCCAATAGGTAGCCACGGCGCACTGAATTGACAACGCGCGCCATGCGGTCGGCTTCCAGATTATCGGCCCACTCGCTCAGCAACCGTCCCTGAAAGGGCTGCGCCATAGCCGCCGCGTAAAGTTGTTCAGGCATGATGCCCTGTAGCGGGTACCGTTCTTTCACCTGTTGTGGCAGCAGCGCGTCAAACAGGCTCAGCTGGTAACCCGCCTCATGCCCGGCCAGCTGCAGCAGCTCATCCGCCAGGCTGGTCTGCATGCCCGCGATGGCCTGCTGGTTAAGCTCACGTACGCTGCCAAGCAAACTTTCGAGACGGGCCACGGTAAACTGACTGGTGGGCAGACTGTCCATCGCCACCAGCAGGCGCGCGGTGAGTTCGGCGTCACTGTCGTTCAGCAGCTTCACCATGCGGTTTGCCAAGCCAGTGCTGTAGCGGCTGATCCAGACGGTGTGGGCTATGGCTTCGTCACGCAGCCTGTCATTTACTGTTGCCATTGTTACCGCCGATCAGGGTGGGATTAGGATTGTTCAGTTCGTCAATCACATCGCCGGGGCTGTCTGCCGGGTCGATGAGGTCAAGTTTCTGGAGCGCCCGGACCATATCGGTATCGCGTATTGCGCCGGACTGCCAGGCGTTCACAATGGCGGTAACCATCCCCGACTCAGCGACCATCGCGATGAACTCCTGATTAATTGCGTAGGCTGCCTGCTGCTTGTCGATACCCAGATATCTCGCGCACCAGCCGATGGCCATTGAGTAGGCCTCGGATACGTTGGACACGCAGATTCCCAGCACGGATGTAGACGACGTTTGTTCGCTGCTGGATTGCGTCGCGGTTTTCACCGCCGCGTTCTGCTCGATGAGCCGGGCACCCAGCTGCACCATGTAGTCGCGCTTGCTATCCATCGCCTCTTTGGCCAGCATATTGGGCTGCGCCTGGGCATAACCAAAATTGCCCTCCCGGGGCAGCAGCAGCGGCGATCGGGAGCCGATTTTAACCCCCTTTTTCTCCAGATGATCGCGCCACCCTTCATCCAGTCCCGTCATGTACGGCTGAACCTGCCCGCAAAACCACACGCTGTCTTCATAATCGGCGCTGTTCCGGTAGTGCCCATGGTTTATCTCCACCAGCGCAGCGAGTGGTGAATCATCGATAGTCGGATCGTTGTTCTGCGCGCCGACAAAGGTGAACGGGATTTCGTCCCAGCTGTCTTTACCTTTAGGCTTTGGCTGATATTCACTGTTAACAGTAAACGCGCCAGAATCGGCATCCCCGCTGCGACGCCACACCCGGCAGATAAACCGACCATCTTCAAGCGCAAGCTCGCGATACTGGACCTCATCCTTAAACGCGTAGCCATCCTCCTTCTCAACACATTCACGCAACACCACCAGCACCAGCTGATCGCGACCGTTAATGCGCCTCGTGCGCCAGTTGATAATATTTTCGGCCAGGTAGCGCAGAATAATGGCCTGCCCGCTGCCTTCGGCGTAATCGACATAGAGCCCGTCACGGGCCACTTCCAGCACGTTCTCGGTCACCAGCTGCGACTGTTGGTAAATGCTGGTGCCAGCGCCGTCAGCGTTCTTCAGGAGATAGCTCAGTTTGTCAGGCGCTGAAAAGGTCGGATCCTTTCTAAAGGCCAGCCCAAGTAGACCTATTTTGGTGTTGCCCGTAATCGCGTAGAAGACCGCCCGCTGCAGGTAGTCTTCGTTGCGCTTGCGATTGCGCATGCTTTTGTCTGTGGGGTCGAGCAAAGGCAGATAGTTGTTGCATGGATCTTTCACCGCCTCTGCCCCTTTGCAGAAGTCCCTGATTTTCTTCCAGGCAGCACTGGCCGCCTGGTGTTCAGGACGAACCCAGGTGATGTCGTTATTAGCCATATCAGAAGGTGGTATCCATAGTGATTGAGTATGCCGGTTTGACGATGGGGTAATCCTTCACAATGAGGTACCCGCCAGCATCGTTGGGGTGGTCGTTATCTGCCTTTTTATCCGGCTCGCCGTTTTTATCCCATACCTGCTGCTCAAGGCTTTCCGTATAGACCGGGCAGCGCTGGACGTTGACCAGGTATCGCCGCTCGCCCAGCGCATTGCAGAACATGGCGTTCATCGAGTTGATACGATCTTTCACCGGCGGGTTGGAAGCGTTAACCATCACGCTGAATCCCGCCTCTTTGAGTTGAGCAATATCGGTCAGGCTGGCGCAGTTGGATTTACGGCTGTCGCCGGAGGCATCCGGGTAGATGTAGATCTGGCGGCTGGCAACGTAGCGGCCGTTCTCATAGCGCCAGAACTCTTCCTGAATGCGTTTGATCATCGCCGGGGTGTCATAGATCTTCACAAGCTCACGCACCGCGCGTGGCAACCCTTCACGCTTCACATGAACGATGGCCGCCATTTTGCCAACGTTGAAGTCCATGCCGATATACAGTGGCTCACCCGGGTGCTCTTCGTCAGCGCAGTTATTCAGTTTGCGATCGAATTGGTGATAAATGGTGCCGCTGGTCAGGTTAGTGAAATGCCCGCGCAGGTAGGCTTTAATAAGCTCTGGCGGATAGCTCGCTAGTAAGGACGGGATATAGTCATCCGGAAGGTTCGCTTCGTTATCAAACGTGGAGGCCTGCACCAGACCATATAGGGTCGCCAGTTCAGGCTTATCGCGTACTGATTTGACAAACTGCTGGTAAACGAACTTATACCCTTCCGGCGTGGTGGTAACGTCAATGCCGTTACGCAATCCGGCGACCTTGTAGCGCATACGGGCAATGATTTTCCGCCATGCCTGCTGCGCTTTGAGCGCGGGCATCACATCCAGTTCATCCACCAGCGCGTTGCCGATTTTAAACCCGACGATCGTGGCCGGTTTCTCCATCGAGCGACATATAGTTGTTCCCCGGTACTGCCGCCCGGCGTAGAAATGGACCTCTTTGTTGCTCTCGTTAATCTGGACCTTCAGCCCCCAGTCGAAGGCCACCTCCTCCACTGTCGGATAGAAAATGTCACGGATTTGCGGATAGGTCGGAGCGAAGTAGCCCTGGTTGATTTTGGGAAACTCCCACATCCCCTTGCAGATGCCACCGCAGCCAACCCACGTCTTACCGGAACCGAACCCGGCAACATAGGCCTTAAACTTATGCGGCATAGCGAGGAAACGCGCCTGGGGGACATTAAGCGTCGGCGCTATCATCACGAACCCTCGCGTCTACAACGTTAATGTTGATTGCAACAGGTGACGGGACATCATCATCAGGATCGGCCGCCAGCTCTTTCCGGAGTTTTTCCACCTCCAGCTGCCGGCGCTCAATTTCAATTTGCTGTAGTCGCTGCGCAAACTCGCTGTCAGCCAGTCCCAGGCGCTTCATCACAGCTTCATACATGCGTTCACGGCTTATGGCCGTTATCTCTACGCCATTCTTACCCAGCTTCACGCCGGAGTAAGCCAGGGCCGCATCAGGGGGAAGCTTTCGTGTGTCAGCGAAGTATGGCTGCCCTATTCCGTCACCATTGCAACGCGGGCAGCCAGGGTTAGGCTCGCGATTGTGGTCATAGCCATAACCGCCAGGGTCTTCCGGGAGTTTTGCTCTCTCGTTGCCTTCAACCTTTGCTATAGCCTCATCGAATTCAACAGCGTCGCGCCATTGGTAGTGATGACCGAAGCCCCAGCAATAGCGGCAGGCGCCACGACGATACTGTGAAAGCTGGTTTGCATCGAAGGTGGCGAGTTGCCACATTTGGGCGAGGACTAGATCGGCGCTGCCGAGAGTGCGCTCAATGGAGGCTTTCTGCTGCTGCGCAATGGCCTGCGCAACTGAAGTTTTCTTAAGTAGCTGATGACCGATTTGCTCAGCTGTCTTTTTGCTGTACCCCGCCCGGATAGCAGCCTGCGTGGCATTACCATCCTTAAGGTATTCGGCAACGAAAAGCCTTTGCTGGGCCGACAAGCCTTCATCATCCACCAGCTCTTCTGCGCACTTCTCTTTCTGCGCAGTGCGCAATTTCTCCTGCGCATGTTTTTGCGCACTTTGTGTAGAAGGCTTTTTGATATGTCGACGTGCGGTCGCGTAGTTCAGTCCCTGCGCTTCGCACCACTCTTTCGGCGATAAACCCGTTTTGGCATGCTCGGCGAGGAACTGGTCTTGCAACGCTCCCCAGTCCGGTTTTGCCATTGGTTACTCCATTTATCCCCTACAGGGCTTAACTAAAATTTAACCGCTATAGCCATTACGATGAGTCAACCCATGGTGATAGCTATAAAAAATCCTGAACGTGCCCTTTTGTTTACCGTTGATAATTCTCAAAACAAGGTGGATATTGATTTAAACCATACGAATTGCGGGGCTTTTTCATGTCTTTCAAATATTCTTTGTTCAGGGGCTGGTACTACTTTGCGACTTTTTATGCAGCTACTACGTTAGGTAAGCAATTCGGCGATGTAATCTACGAGGGGTCACGTCTGATGCAAGCAGCAATAAGCATGGTGATTATTACCTCTATGTTCATGCTATCGCAGAGTTTCTTTAAGATTCTGGGACAGCATTTTTCAACTAAGCAAGATTCAATGTAATGAATCCATTATCAAGGCCACCAGCCAATACCAGGAATCCTCCTAGTTGAGTGCGCCTTCGCTTGTAAAATCACATACATAAACCATATTAAGTATTCCCTGCGAGGCTCCTACCTACACCAGGGAAACACATGGAGCTGTATCATGACCCACATGAGCACACTCAACAAAAAAGTCTGTTAATAGCATGTATTGCCCTCTCTCCAGGGGGCTTTTTTTTTGCAAAAAAAAAGACCAGCTCGGACAGAACTGGCCAGGGTCATGCAGCAATGTAGATAGCTTTTGCACAAATTTCGATGTTATGCCTATTCCTTCAGTCTTCCGCTCAAACCCCGGGTGCCTCCCGGTGAACTCACTCCAGTAAGTAAATTCGCATACGTCCAGCATTTACTGGCTGCCCCGCCGCTTAGGGGGATTAGCCTGAATGGCAAAGATGTCGAATTACTCGTGCAATTTGAATGTAGTAGATGACTGATTTTTTTATGTGAGTTGCGTAAAAGTTTTGGTTAAGCGAAGCCAAAAAATAGCCACAAAGTATTAGTTAAATCCAATAAACGCTTCTTTTACGTTTTTATTTTAATACTTCATATATTTTTTGAGCCATGCACTACATTCATATCCTCCTTGTAATGATGACCCTCTTGGTCTCCCTTCCGAACTGTAGGATTTCATTTCGGAAGGGATATTTTTCAGAGCAAGTAAGCCTTCCTGCACATCAGCTTGAATGCCTACAGTGAGGCGCGAGCCTCTTCAACCTTCCTGATACTGGCCTTGTCGATGTTGCACTGGCCCAGCGCCGACAGCAGGCTGACATTAAGATCTAGACTGGTCCCATAGGTCAGCGGGTCGGGAATGGCTGGCTGCTGTGTCTCAGCTGTCAGGTTTGCCGGAAGCGGTACTACCGGAACCGGTACGTAGACTGTCCGCGAATTGCCGCAGCCGGTCAGCAGCTGCAGGAGGCACAGGCTGACGAGCGCAATCATCATTCGCAACAGCCACTTTGATATCTGCCTGGGCTCTCTGTGACTCCAGTGCGATCTGGTTCTTTGCATCCTGGTTAGCCTCTGAAATGGCGTTGATGATGTTCACGGCCTGAATGACGTTGGCGGTGATAGCCTCGGCGACGTTGGCGTTCTGCTCAGCAGCATCAGCACGTTCCTTTTCCGCCTGGTACTTATCGTGGTAGTGGCTGGCAGACCAGACGATGCAGCCCAGTACGCTCAGAGCGAACGTGAAGATGATTATCTTGTAGCGGAGCTTCATTTCTGACCCCACTGGCAGACTTCACGCTCAATCTCGCGCCGGGTAATCAACCCCTTCCACTGCTGGCCACCAGCATAAGTCCAGCGACGCAGCTGATCGCATGCACCCTGAATATCTCCCTGGTTAATTTTCCGAAGCAACGTGGAGGTTCTGAAATTGCCTGCGCCTACGTTGTAAACGAACGAGTAGAGCGCACCGCGAGTCGTCTCTGGAATCTCAACTAGGATGTACGGGTTGATCTGCCTGGCTACAGCGGTAAGGTCTTTGTTGAGCAGTGCGCGACATTCAGTCTCGCTGTAGGTTTTGCCGAGCATTACATCGCTTCCGGTATGCCCGTAGCAGACTGTCCACACGCCAACCACATCCCTGTAAGGCTGATACTTCACCCCCTCCAGCCCATCATGACCGTTCGGCCCGGTGATTAAGGCGGCGGCAATGGCGATAGCACCACCACTGATTGATGCGATGACTTTATTTCGGAGTGCCGGGGACATCGTCACCTCCTGACTTTCTTCGGTACTCCCTGTCCCGGTAGTACCAGTTGATGACGAAGGTTCCTATCGTGCAGGCGATGCCCACAACCAGCGCCCAGTCGTTAAGCGAGAGAGCGCCGAACAGCGTCGTCGTTGTCCCTGCGCCGACAGCGGCACCATTAGTGAATTTTTCCATACGATGCATATCTCTCACCTCCGGACTTTGTCGGGGTGCTTTACTTGAAGGGAGTTCAGGCTCTCCGGACGAATTAACGACAAGACGAGTGATGGGGGGAATCCGGGAGTCTGAAATAGAAAAAGGCCGCCAATCGGCGGCCTTCGAAAGTAGTGTTGTGTTTATAACGGGGGATGAAGCGGACCTTGAAGCACCTCCGCCTCGCCGTCATTGCAAATATCGTAACCCTGAGTCAGATGCCATATACCTCTGACTATCTGCCCTGTACGCAGGTCTTCAGTTTCGCCATCGGTATAGAGGGCAACCTGCACCCTGCCGTTGTGCTGTATCCAGTAAAATCCTTCTTCCATATAACCTCCTGTAGAGTGAGAGGGAATTATAAAGAGGCTGAAGATGGGATAGTTTTAGAATTTCTTAAATCGCTATAAAGCAAAAAGCCCTACGGTGGTAACCGCAGGGCTTGAAACGAAGGCAGTAACCCATCGTTGGAACGAAATTAACACAGATTCGGGAAAAGTAAATAGCTCACGCTTGAAATGTAAGCTATTTCCGTGACCACTATCGCGTTATCTGTTTCAGCTGCACTTCTGCCCAGGCTTCTTCGATATCGAATTTCGTAATCAGCAGATCGTAAAACGGCTTAACCGTTTTCTTCCAGGTATCCAGGCTGATCGCATCAGTGATCAGGCAAACAGCCGCATATGCCTCAGTCGAAGGGATCCGCTCGTACCCTCTCCCGCCGCAGCGCTTGCAGTCGGCGAGAACCGGAACACCCTGCTGATCGGTCAGTTCTTTGCTTACCACTTTACCGCGCCCACGGCAGTCGCTGCAGGCCGCGTTGACCTGGCCTGTTCCATTGCATTTTTTGCAGAGCACCCTTGCGGACTCTTTGACCTTCACCATTCCAGCTACGGTCATCTTGCCTTTCGGCTTGCGGAATTTATTGGTGAATACGTCGGCCTGGATGAAGCCGGCCCCGGCACAGCAATCGCATTGCTTCACGCTGGCTGCGCTGCGCGAATAGTCCTCAAAGGCGAACGCGGCTAGCTGGCGCATCACCAACAGCTTGATTCCGGCTTCCAGCTTGCGCAGTGCGGCAACCTTGTCGCATTTGGTAAGCGCGTATTCAGCCAGAAGCGCGATCGCCTGCTCCCGGTCGTTATTGCTGATCCCCATCTTTCCGAGGAAAGCGCTGTAACCCAGTGCGGCCCGTTCCTGCGTCATGCCCATGGCAGCCATGATATCCGTACCGGTTAGTGAATCTGATGCTGTGGCGCGCGGGGAGTCGCTAATCATCGTGGACTTTGCGAAGTGGTATTTCACGGTGTTTTCGAGGTTCATGCTGCGGCTCCTGCCATCAGGTATATGCGGATAAAGTTACGAAAGATGCGATAGTCCACCAGCACCGTGCCCGGGCGGCGATAAATGCGGAGGAGCAGCCAGCGCATGCGAAGTGATTCGACCAGTTCTGGTTTCATGCGGCCACCTGCTGCTTAAGTTCTTTGAGTTTTGCGCGATACTCGTCGCGGATCCGGATGAAGTCATCGCGGCGGTAATTGGTCATTTCGTGAGGTCCATTCAGCCAGTCGACATACTCCTGCCCGTAACGAGCGATCAGCCCGTCTTCGTAGTTCTTTGCTACAGTCGCTTCTTTGGCTGTGTACTTCCCGGAGCCGGCATTACAGGATTTGCATTGCTTATGGGCATTGCGCTCTTCAAAACGCAACTCAGGATTAGCGCCTACCGTTTTGAAGTGACCGCAATCCCACTGACCGCCATGCAGATCGGGAGGATTTGTCTCACCGCAACTGATGCATGGAAGGCCAAAGTCTCTGGCTCGAATGAATGAGTTGAAGGCTTGTTGCGCTTGGACTTTGTAATAACTGGCGGTCCTTAGCTCGGCAAGGCGTGTTTTACGCCGTTGACGCCCTGCCTTCTCCTCTTCGCGCTGGCGCTTCTTCTCAGCACGCTGATCCTCGGCCCGGTTCTTCGCGGTCTGCGCTTTGGCAACGGCAGTGGCACACTCGTAGCAGCAGACCACCTGTCCATCACGGACTGGGTGGAACCATTCACGGCAGCTCTGGTTTGCGCACTTACGGCGGGGTTTCTTAGCCATGCTCACCCCCAGACCTTTTGGCGGAACGTACGCGGCGTGGGCGCGAGGTACTTCACCTCCTGCCGCTCTACGCTTACTGTCCATGTTTGGTAGCCAGGGTTGAGGCTGCGCGTTACGGCTACGCCGCGGCGCTGGTACTGCCGCTGAAGTTCATCGGCCTGCTCAGTTGTGCATTCGGTGTAGTGGAACCATGATTTAGCCATCTGGTCAGCCTCCGAAGCTCAGAAGCTGCGCAGCGGCGTTCTCGGCCTCGCGCTGGTCCCCGAATGAGCGCGACAATATCCAGCGCCACAGAACATCGAGCGCGGCTTTGTAGAGCTGCTGAAACTCGGTCTCGTCCATATTGGCGAAGGCGATGCTGCGGGGGTGTTTCCGGAGAGTTCCGTCAGGCAGCTGGATGGCGTCGTAATGCCCGGATTCGATGGTGACCCAGGCACGATACGCGTCAAAAGATTTGCATGCGCTGATGCTGCCAGTACGTTTGTCGGCGATGCGTTCGAGATACTGCTCAGCAGCATCCAACAGCGCGGTTTCGCTCCCGCCAAATGAGGCCAGAAACTTCGCATAGCCGGTCACCAGCTTGCGTTCGTTGGATGAGATAGCGCCGCCGGTTGGCTCCCAGTATTCGAAGCCGAGATTCAGCAGAGCGAAGAAGCGACGGTGAAAGGCCGGATTACGGACCTGTTTGAAGTCGGCCACCAGCAGGGCGCCGAGCTTGATTTTTGATTGCAGCAATTCACTGGTCTCCGGCGTGGCGGGGATCAGGATTCCTGAGGACTGCTTGATGAGTTGTAACTGCGCCATGGTGTTCTCCGCGGCGCATCAGGTCAACGGGTGTTCAGTCCGTTGATATCATAATATCAGAGGGTTGATTGACGTGGTAGCCGAGGCGGCGAAGAAAACGGGTTCCGGAAGAAAGATTAAAAATCCCTTCATCCTCCAGCAGCGGGCGGCACGACACCATGCCATTCCTGGTGTAAACGAGACATCGGCTTTCAAACGGCATTGAACCAATAAGCTTGCCGTCTGAACGCCTGATAATGTCGTACCAGTCACCCTGCTCCTGCTTTTCTTTCACATCGACCTCCTCACTTTGCTATCACCAAATACCCTCTCCCGGCGGGGAGAACTCCACTCCACAGAGCCAAAATAACAAATGGCGCAAATTTCCTAATAGGTTCGCCGGAAGAAAAATTCATTTTTTTCTGTAGCACTTAAACCATACAACAAAATACTGTATATATAAACAGTAATTATCCGTTTGGCTTAAGTATGCACATGAAAGGCATGTCTGCGCAAGCCCACTCATCTGATTGATTTGAATAAATTTTTACGCTAATTCCATGTAAAAACTGACCGTTATTTTTAACACTTAGTCTGGGCTGAAAGTACTGGGGTAAATATCTGATTAGAAACCCCTCAATCCTGCCGAACCAGGAACAGGCCTGCGCCTGAGGGTATATTGCAGGGCTGACACTTCATGTCAGGTTGATAATTTGTTGCCGCACCGCGGTTAATATCTGATCAATTTCATAGATCAATATCTTGATATCGATCGGTATTATCGATCAGGGGAAAATGCCGAGGATAAGCTGCATTCATGGGATGAATCAGGCGGTCTGTTGCCTCCCGGCATAGACCTTCAGCAGGGTTGCCTGCGCCAACACCTTAGTGAACGGCGACAGCATGCATTGCTATATCCTTCTGATTTTGGGAGGATAAGCCTGAGAGTCTCGGTGGGTTTACTTACATTAACTTGAGGATA